CTGCTGGAGCTGCTGGAGCTGCTGGAGCTGCTGGAGCTGCTGGAGCTGCTGGAGCCATAATACTTCTGATAAACTGCTTCGTGTTGTCTGACAACTCTACTTTCACACTAAGTGAGATTTTAATTTCTTCCATTGTTATTTAAAATTAAGTTATCTATATGTGTAATAAACTCTTCTAAGCTCATAGATTTTGTGCCTACTATTTCTTCATATATGGCTTCACTTCCTTTATAAAGCGTAAGATATGAGCCTTTATAGGCGAGTTTTACTTTATAATTTTCTTTACAAAAGACTAAGTGTCCATCCTCAGAGGTACCTTTCCACTCTGATTTTGAAACAGAAAACAAATCTTTAACAGTGATACCTATGTATGCTGCTAAATCTGTAATCTGCTTTGAATCTAACAAAGCTTCTCCTTTCAGTATTCTTGAAAAAGCGTGCTTAGGAAATTTGGTTTTAGGAAATAGAATCTTCGAAAGCTCCCCTTTTTCAAGGTTGTAACTTTTTATAATTCTGTGTATATCGAATGTTTCCATATTTTTTATTTCAATAATTTCATTTGCAAAATTACTAAATTAATTTTAAAGTTAAAAATATTTTTAGTTAACTGTTGTTAATTATTCATTTTTTAACTTTTATCCTAAAACCTGAAATTATTACACATTTGTAGGAAAACTTGAAAATATTATTGTTTCCCTGTAACTCATTGATTTTCAAGAACTTATAATTTCGAGAAACAATGGAAACAAAACTTCTATATAAGGGGCCCTTAAATTCCATTTAACACTTTTTATAGACCTTTTTTTTCCGAAGTTTTTTAAAAATTCAAGGGCCCTCTATATAGAATTATTGTTTCTTTTGTTTCCGTGTTCCCAAGTTCTTGAAAATCAATGAGTTACGTGGAAACAATAATTGTTTCTCATTGTTTCTCATTGTTTCTCCTTTTACAAAAACTATTTGATTTGTATAAACTCGATATTCTTTATCTCAGTATTTGGGTTTTTGCTAACAGCATTTAACACTCTAGATTTATAACCAAATAGCCATATCGGTAATTTAATAAAAAGAATCTTTTTTCTTGTTATGCTTTCTGAGATTATAAGTTCTTCTCGGTTTAAGATACTCAAATGGGCAGAATCATTTTTTATAAAGCCGCTTATAGAAAACCACTTATTTTCATAATTAATTCTCTTAGCTTTTTCTATCTCAGTTGTATCGTGCTTATATATAATAGTATCTTTTAGAACTGTTTTTATGAAGATTTTGGACTCGGTTTTCAAATTGCTCGCGTTTACTACTTTATCAGCTTTAAGCTTTTTTATTATATTTGCGTCTTCTGCTCTGTATTTTTTATAGTCACGCATTGTGAGCTCTAAAGATTTAGTTTTAGCAGCATTCAGGCTATCAATAACCTTATACTTTTCAACAGAAGACATCAACACGTCTACGTTATTCTTGTATGAGCTGTTATCACGCTTTAATTTTTTAATAGCTAAAGCTTGAAACAGTATAACAAATACGGCTATAAAAATTGTGAAAAATGCTAAAAGCTTTTTTCTACTTCTAGTTATTAAAAAAATAATATTATGCATAAGTTATAAGATTGGGTTATTTAATTAATCCGAGTCATGTTAAATTCACGAGAATATATAAATATATGGAAATATAAAATTATTCATTCAGAGCTCAAATCTGAATTCCGAGATATAAATAATTCTATATTTCCATATATTTATAAAGGTCTATTTCACTTTTAGAATTTGGTTTGTTTTGTTATAGGTGGGCGTAGATATATGGACCCAGTTATAATTATACTCGTTTATAAGCTGCCCCACTGTGATAACTCCCTGCCTAATCAATTTAACAGCGATATCAAACAATTCTTTGTTTCCTTCTACTGAGTCTTCTAAAGATGTTATATCCGCTGCTTGACCTAGCATGTGTTGACTTGATTTTGACCCTCCTATAGCGTCATTTAATTTTTTACACCTGAACCCACTTGTGACTCTTATTGGCTTTCCATAAGCTTCTCTTAGTGGTTCTAATACTTCGGACACGAGAGTTTTAAGGTTTTCAAGCTCTTCGTCTCCAGGAACATTGTTTATATTAAGCCTGTTTGCTGTCGGCGATACTATAAACTCTTCTAATGAAAAATGCTTACTTAGTTTCATTTTACTTTGTTTTTATTGTCAAATTCTACTTCTTCGGGGTGTTCCCTTTCGTAACGCTCAATTATCTCCTTAACATGTGCTGGTAATGCTCGTGTAAACTCAAAGCGGATAACGTGGTATATGATGTGTAAGACCATTCGGCGCGGATAAGCGATAACTAAGTTTCTGAACGCATTCTGTATATAGACGTATTCAAATATGTAGCTTAGCGTTTTGACCACAATCAAAGAAACGTTTTTATCGCCCTGCAAACTCATAACAGTATATATTATGTATATGATTGTTACATACAGCAATAATTCGCCTAGCGCGTTTTTGAACTTGCTAAACGAGAAATTGCGGCATCGCTTAATTGCCACGCCGTCTGCACGCATGCCTGCCCAAATGTTAAATCCAAAAACCAACACTAGTGCATAGATATATGTACTAGTGGCAGTGTAATACGCCAATATTGGCGCAATGGTGCTAACTATCAATAGCCGCACTTGTTCTAGTGTGAAAATCTTATCAAGCATAGTTAAAAAATAGTTGTATAATAAATAAGAATGAATGCCAACACTTCACCGATGTAATAGGGATGTGACATTTTGAATTTCCAATAAATGAGCCATCCGGCTATAACTAGAAGTGTTATGTATGGGTGAAATGACACCACCCATAGAACACCACTAACTAATGCAATCAATGCGCCAACGCTATGCATCTTATCCACCTTATAATGTGGCGATATTGCCACCATCATAAGGCCGAACACAGCGAACAAGGCTAATGCTTGGAAGTTTCCGCCTTTGTCCAGCATGGCGGGGAGCAAAAGCCCCCCACTGATGCCAAGAACAAGCGAAAATACCCACGGATGCCTACCGATGTAGTAGTTATCACTTACATACTCTCTTACGCCACATGTTAATGCCATCACTAACAGATATGTGGCCAATATAATTGCGCTTATTATCGCCATATTACAATGTCGTTTTCAAATTCAACTTTTCTGGATAACCTGTTGTGTAGTCGTACTTCTGCACATCTTCAACTGATTTCATTTGCTTAACCGCATAAATATGCGCTTGCGTACAATTGTACGCCTTATACGCATAATGGCCAACCGCGTCTAATAGTCGTAACGCTAAGTCGCAATTTACGCGCAAAAGAAAGCCATTTAACCAAATGTCGCTTTCGGTCTGTCCGTTAGCCTTGTCCAACTCGATTGCTCTGCGAGTTCCGATGCGGTCTTCTCGATTTATCCACGCATCCATGCCGTTAAGCTTGAAAGAGTTAACTGCGCTGGACTTATCATAAGCGTTGATTTCTTCAATCTTTGCTTCAATTGCCAACCTCAACACTTCTGCATCTGTCAGCATTGGTTCAACGTATGGCATATAACCCGCTTGCTCGTACTGCTTGGCTGTCGGATTAACAGCCACCATGCCATCAACTACAATTTCATTTGGGGCAAAATTCCCTTTTTTGTCTACGTATTTCATATTTTATTCGTTAAATTCGCTCATCGGCCTAATTCTATCACCTAAGTTTTTCAAATTGTGGTCAGCCTTATATTTGTCCACACTTCCATCTGGCACATATAACTTCCACGTTAAATTAGTAATGGCAAAATCAAATACCCATTTGTCATTGGCAGTTATCTTCTGTGGCACTTCCTTAGAGTGCATTTTTATCCACTTCAATTTTGTGCATCGCCAAATAGCGCCATGTCCCCACTTAAAGTTTTGTGCAAGAAACTCAATGCCTACTAACTGTGTATCGAAAAAGGTCGTACTACCAACCTCTCTCACGGACGCAGGCACGGTAATAACCCCTGCTAACTGCTTACAACCATAGAATGTTCGAAATGTTTTTTCCAAAGAAGTGAAGTACTTCATTTCTTCGAATGATTTCAAATCTACATTATTGTTGAAAAGATAGTCCACAGGTTGTCTTGCAGAACTAGGCATAACCTTAACGGCTCTGATTGTGTCAAGTGTTAGGCTTGGTAGCCTTGCTTCCATCACTCGCCTTGCCTCTGGGTCGGCAAACTCAACTTGTTGTTTTCCCCATGCATGCCACATGAGGCGTAATCTTGTCATGCTCATACTACCCCCCCCGTTTACATTAGTTAACAGATAGAGCAATGAGGCTAAAAGTAATTTTATCATAAAAATGTCCTCCTTATTTTATCTTCCCCATTCGTGGACTTTATTTGTTGGTATTCCACTGATTATTTTACTTGCGATAAACGCTTCTTTCTCACCTCTTAGTACGTATATGTCGAGGTTGCCTGCGGTCATAGGCTGGAATTGTCTGTTAAACTGCGTTGGCGTCTTCCCACAAAAAATAATATTATGTAGGTTTGGAGACTCTGTTTTATATCTGCGATACCCCAATGACCATGCGCCCAAACTATACACTTGCCTTGGTAATGAGATAGACACGATGTTTGGCGCATATCTTATGTAACTCTCTGGTATGAGCTTTATGGGGCGGTCGGCCTTGACCTTCCAAACCCCATTCTCAAACACATGTGCCAATATCTGTGTAGCCTTATCACCTCCATAATTAGTTAGAATGGTAGCTGCATCAGCCTTATTATTGTCTGTGGTTGTGTACCATATCTCGTTATCTGGTTGAACAGAATAATTGACACCATCCACACACAACATATCGAGGCTATTCCTTAGCATCATCTTTCGCCAACTCATATACTCGCCTCCACGATAATCATAACATTATTAACAATCGAGCCTTGGTAACGTTTGTTTGCCTTTATCGGCTGCTCGTAGTCGTTTGCCCACTTCACACTCTGTGGCCTATTGAAGTTTGTCGGTGTGTCTTCTGGTGACTGAAATTCAAACATATATTCGTTAACAATGTTCGGAACTTGCGGGGCAAGCGTAATCGAGAGTTGAGGGACCACGCCCCACACGTGCAAGACATTGGGTGTTAACGCAAATGTGGTGTCGGCCGTTCCGTGGTTCACTTGTCCAAGCCAACCCGTATCGCCTTTTTCACCTTTTTCGCCCTGCTTGATGGTCTTCACGTGGTCTACTGCTTCTTGTATCTTTCGTTTCGCTTCTTGTACAAGGCTGTCAATGTCTCCACCCTTTCCGACTTCGACCCAATCACTTTCGTTTGGCGAAAAACTGTCCGCGGTGCAGTAATACAATGTGCGTTTATGCGTAACCTCATCAATAAGACTGATAAGCATAGCCTTATTTTTAAACTCATTGCTATCATTCAGTTGTCTTATAACTTTGCCAATTGTTGTTACACTACCAGTGGGTGAGCCGTTGAATACGTCCACCACACTATCTAAGCGCGATTTTAGAATTTCAAAAGGCTTACTTACCATTTCATTCCATTCAGACCACTCTCCACGATTAACTACACCACCTCCATAGTTGTCCAACCCATAATATCGCCAATACCTGCGTGGGCTGCCATTAATCTCACTGCTATTGTAGCCGCTCTTTACTTTCAACTGTGTTTCAAAGACTTCAATTAAAGTGAAACGGCTTAAATTTCCATATATGTTTAACGTTCCAACGGTGCGGCCGTATTGGTTTAGCACAACAATACTTGCATCTTTGTTGTTTTTCAAGAAATTAACAGCATCTTCCACCGACGAGGGAAATGCTTTAAGTTCCTCTATCGTCATTGTAGCTTTTTTCGTAGATTGTAGGTTGACCCAATCATTAACATCAGTACTCCAATTACTATTTTTGTTATAGTACATCGCATATTCGTTAGATGATTTTTCGATAAATTTTATCGTTAAACCACCTTTTTGGTAGTCCTGTGGAACTCGTGCGATGGCTGCAGCCAATTCAAATGAACTATCTGCATTAAGCTTACTCACATCTACTTCTACATAAGGAGTTAAAGTACTAGGGTTAAACAAAGATACTTTTTTCCAGGAATTTCCATCAAACAGTAAAATTGCAACCTCTCCGCTATCTACTGTTATATTTCCATAAGAAGTATACACCCCAGAAACAGAAGCTAAATAAGCTCGTTTTGTGGAAGTGTCAGGAATCTTATTTGTAGAGGCTTCACCTTCGAATGAATATCCATCAGAAAGCGTATCAAGCATATTTATCAGTATTCCTTGCAATACTTGACCTGTAATTTCTTGAGCTCCATTAGCTTTGATAGAACGTTTAATAGCTTCTTCTAAAATCTTATAATTTGCCATACTTGTTTATTTATAATCATCATTAAAATCATTGTTAAAATCTACGCTGTTGTTATTTGAAAAAGATTCTTCATACCCTCCCAAATTTACTATAATATTATCTACTTGAAATTCGCACGTCACAGATGCTAAATCTCCTTGTTCTTGCCAATCTACGTCCATATCAAATGAAAGCATATCATAGCTAACACCTTTGCTTATCAATTTCTTATTGGAACATAGACGTATAAGCCTCATTGCATCACAAAGATATTCCGGGATTATAGTATTAAATCTATAAATCTTTTTGCTTACTTGGCTTTCTATAAATGTGTAACCTAATCTTTTAGTAGCTTCTTCTTCAAACTTGTACTCTGGCTTTCCTAATTCACTTTTCAAATACACGTTAAATTTGAAGCCATTTTTAAAAGATACTACACCTTTTCCGATTTCAAAATCAACAGGACTGGAATACTCAATATATAAGCAATCATCAACATTATTTGTAGACGAGAATATTTCAGAAAAATAAGAAATAGGAATATCTGCTTCGAGTTCTAGAAAATAGTTACCTTCCAAGCTCAAAGACTTTATAGGAAGTATACCCGGGTATGTTATTATATTTACTTCTCCGACTAGTCCTACACTAATCAGATTATTCGTGAAATCTTCAGTAACATCAATTTTTTCTCCAGTACTTACATTATGCAGATAAACTGTTTCTATACTGGAAACGTCGTCACGTGTAACAAATTGAAAAGGTGGAATCATATTTGCATACACTATAAGAGGAGAAACCTCACCATAAGCAAAGCTTCTATATCTATTCTGATATTCTAGTTTAGAATAGAATTTTAAAGGAGATAAACATATAGGTATTTCCATATTGCTAATTTAATAAAATTTCTTGAAAGTGGATAATGAATTTTATAAATTTATATATTTTTAACTCTTGTTACCTAGGGCTATAAGCTAAAGTTATATTAGCTAAGTCGGTATCAATATCTATGCTTAAATCTTCTATTACGCCGTAACCCAATTCCGTTTTAACAGTTTTAAATAAATCGATTTTTTCTAAATCTCCGCTCTGTATTGTAATATCATAAACCATTGATTTTTTAATACTTACCACTCTGTTTGCGTCTGATAAAGGAGCTCTTTGATATTCTATATCCATTCCTGGCATATCATACATATAGTATCGAAGTAGATAAAGCCACGAAGCTGCATAATTTTGAATAATTGAATTATATTGATAGATGTATTCGTCATCTCTTAAGCCTGATATATTTATTAAAGGAACTTTTCCATCTTTTGCTATTATAAGAGCAAATCCGTCGTTGGAAAACTTACCTGGTGATAAGAGCATTAAGTCTATATCCGAAGTAAAAACACCGGCGTTTATTTCTTCAGTTTTATCCTTTTGCATATATTCAGAAGTAATATCGACATCTAAGTCTTCAAAAACTTCAGAGCAATCATCCATCCATCTAAACTCGTATCTGGAAGATAACTCATCTTTGGAAAAAGATATTTCTCCTTGACCGTATAAAGTTGGTTTCTTATTAAACCTGTCTTTCTTTTTAGTTAAATCTATTTGGTGTGAAGCTGTACTTCCATACGTTCCACCTTTTAGAAAATACGATACATGCTCTATCTTAAGTTTATTCTCATTGTCTATATACCAATAGCATTTGAAACATTTATTGAGCATAGACATAACCTGCTCAAGCGATATTTCAGCTTTTTGAGCAGCCTGGTCATAATTGCCTTTTAGTATGTTTGATTTAGGCGTTATATAGATTCTGCTCCCAGAATGTAGAGAATCAAATTCTAGAGGACTACTTTTACCGTATAAAAATTGACTGTATTCTGGTAACTCTTCGTGTTTTATGGCAGGGTCTATTTTATGAAGAAGAGCTTTTATAACAGCTCCTATTCCAAATGCATCTCGTAACGTATACTCTTTTCTAAACAGAGGCTCCAAAGTATCTCCAGATACTTGGTTTCCAAAAAATGCCCATATAGACGTGTTAGCCCATGAACTTCTACACACAGGCATAGGTTTTCCAGATAATATATTTCCTATACCTACAAAATTGCTAGTGAAATATGTTTTAAAATCAGTCATTCCGAATTTTGTCGGATAAGGTACAGTTTTCTGAGACTGTATTATGTCTAAAGCTATTATACCTATACATTTTTTATAGTTGGCTCTATCTACAGCAAAATCGTCATAAGGAATATTTTGCAAGTTGTACAATGTTCCTCCTACGTTTACTTGGTCAACATCTGCGAGTACTCTAGCAAATACTTCATAGTCTATAACATCTTCTCCTAAGTTGAATTCATCTGGAGCATTTTTGAATTTTTCATCAAATGGGTTGCTATACTTAGTTTTTAGCATCTTATATTCTACTCCCGGAGTAAATTTTATGCCTTTGGTTAAGCTATAACACTCTTTTGAAGTATATATAAGATTTCGGCCACTTAGAGCAGGGTTAGATGAATCTGCATCATCCGGTAAATTACTAGGAACTCCTTCACCGTCGTATATTTCTACGTACCACACTTTTTTTGACAATCCTTTGCCAGAAGAATCATCACGTTTTCCATCAGACAAGTGGTATGTCGGAGTAGTAGCAGAAACTGTTTTTTGCCTAAGCCGTATAAACCCATAATTTGAACCCGGCCACGCTTTGCTATCGCCAGATATAGCATAGGAGCCATTTATAGCAGGAATAACATTATGAAATGCGTAACTGCTTCCAAATCGAGAAAAATGTATCTCTGAAAAAGCCTTATTAAAAGCAAAAAAGTATTTTTTCTTTAATGCGTCTGTATCATATATAGCATCTTTTACTTCATCTTCATAGTAACAGCCATTTGCAAACGTTGATATAGTCTTACCTCCTTTTATATATATCTGATAAGCCATTCTTTTTGTTATGGTCAGAGGTGATATTTCAGGAGAGCATTTTATCAAATCATAAGTAGCTGAATATTTATCAAGAATATTCGAATATTGGTCTATAGGGGAGAGTTTTAATTCGATTTTCTTTCTACAAAAATCCAGCTTACAGTCAATCTTAGAAAATTGATTGAGAGATAAGACAGAATTTTCTCTTATTACGGCAAATATGAGTTTCGAGTCTATGCCTTTTAAATTTACATAATCATAATCTTCGCCGAACAGATTAATTCTACCATCTATGGTTTCTCTGAAAAACACTTGGCCATTTTCTTTTTTGAATTTCTTTTTTATAGTTTTATAGTGTGGGTTACATTCTTTACCTACATATATCCAAATTCTATCAGTAAGCTTTTCTTTATCTACAGGTTTCATGTTACTGAAATCCAGTAGATGTTTAACATTACAGATTATATAATTCGTATCATGATTTAATTTTACAACTTGTCCTTCTTTTATATTTTCGTACCCTAAATAGGTATTATTTTTATCAAACATGCCAATTTGGAATTTTGTAAATCTCACGTCAGAAGGAACCATTGCATTTACTGTTTTTCGGTCTTCGCCTACGTGTATAGGCCCTACTGAATATTCTCCACTAGAGTCACTAGCAACCAATTCTCCAGTATTAACATCTAGTTTCGAATAGTTGCTCATTTTATAACGAACTCCTGATAATATCAGAAATTGATTCTTGATTGGAAAAGTCATATCTAATTATTTTATGTGTGTAGTAACATTTTTTCTAATCATCGTAATAGAGCCGTCTGGCATACTTACGATTTTTAACTCATTCTGTTTTTTAAGCTCTAATATATTAGCTTCAATACTTGATAAATCTAACGATTCATGTATATGGACGGTTTGAGCTAATTTTTCTCCGCTGCTAAAAGCCTTTATGTATTTATCTTCGAACGTACCTCTGTTTAAGCTTCCAATTATATCAGGCAACATTTTTCTATATTGCCTGGTACGCCTTTTGTTTATCACAGCTAAAGCTTCTCCTCCTTCTGCTCTCATAGACTTACCATTTTTATTTTTTGTATGCAAATCTATATCATTTCCGGAAGCGTGAGAGCCTCCTTCCAAAAACTCAAGTCCACCTTCTCCGTATTCTTGAGAAGCCGCTGCTACCTGTTTAGCTTTTACTTTAGCTACAGCAAATGATGTCCACATAGCTGCTATAGCTGCTATAGCTAGTGCTGGACCTACAATTGGAACACTTGACATCGATTGCCATATATTAGCAGAAGCTGTAATCAAAGAAGAAGCTTGTGTTAAAGTGTTGATAGCTTCTTGTCTCCGTTGAGCCTGAGCTAGGAGTTTTTCTTTTTCCTGTTGCCTTCTTTTTTCCTGTTGAAGCTCTTTTTTAGCTGTGGCAACATTGTTAGCGTAACCATTATTACGACCCTCTACTTCAGCATCATAAGCTTTTTGAGCTGCATCTACTCGTTTTTCTGCGGCATCTACAGCAGCTTGAGCTATATCTACTTCTGCTTGGGCTATTTGAGCAAGGTTATCTAAAACAATGCCAACTGCGTCTTCAAAAGCAGCTATTTGGTCATCATCGAAACCTAACTTTGTAAGAATTGCTCCTACTAGCCCTTTTTTACCTATGAGACTGGCGAAATCATTTATCTCTCCAAGCTTCCTATTTATACCTTTTACAGCAGCCTCAGCTTCTTTTATTTGAGCATCAGACCATTTCAGAGCTCCTGATTTTGCAAGCTCAATCTGTTTTATCCATCTATCTCTTTCTTGTTCAAGCTTAAATTTTGTGAGTTGTAGCTCATTTCTTTTTACAATATTATATTCTGCTTCTGCTTGAGATTGAGCTTGGTCAAAATTAGAAAGAGCTATATTTCCTGATAAGAGTTTAGCTTTATTTTTGTATACAGCATTTATATCAGAATCACTTTGTCGTTCAGCCGCAGGTTTTTGAGAATTCTGAGCTAAAGCTATTTTACGTTCTAATTCAAGTTGTTCCAACAATAGCTTGAGTTCTTCAGCAGAACCTTTTTTTGCTAACTCTAATTCGTTATCAATGCGTTGCTTTTGAAGATTATAAAGCATTTCATTATACTTCGCCTCTATAGCAAGTTTTTTCTGCTTTGATGCGGCTAGCTGTTCAGCTGTAAGGCTTTCAACTATTACCTCATCTAGATTATTGCCTTCACCTTTTTTTCCTACAATAGAAGCTCTAAGGCTTTTACGATACAGCTCATCTTCTTCTTCTATCTGTCGTAGACGTAATTGCTTCTCTTCTTCTATGGACTTAGATACAGCTTCTATATCCCATTTTATTCTTTCGCGTAATATGCTTTTAGAATAAGCTTGCCTCTCGTAGTCTATGTTCAGCAAATCTATAGCAAGCTTTTTTTGCGTATTTTCTATTATCGCTGATATCTCGTCTTGCTGTTTTTGTATTTGGTCTCTTTGTTCTTGAGTTAAAGGTTTAAACTTACCATCTTTGTTGTCGAGAAAAGCTTGGTTTTTTCTAAACTTCTCTTGCATTTCTCGTATAGTGGCTGCTACTGCATCTACAGCTTCATTTTTCTGCTTTTCAAACTCATTTCGCTTCAAAGCAGTTATACTCGCTTCATATTTTTTCTGTATCTCTAGGTCGTTTCTCCAGATTCTGTCTGTTAAATCTCGAGGCTCACGCCCATGTCTAGTTGTCTCTTTTTTGAAATTATGTTTAGTTTCTATACCATATTTTTTAAGTTCTGCTGAAGCTGCAGCATTATAGCCATTGGCTAATTCAAAATATGCATCTCCGTTAAGCTCAGCTGCTTTCGCTTCTTCATACATTCCCTGTATTCTTTTCTTTCTCTGAGCTATTGCTATATCCTGCTGAAGCTTCATGTCTCGAATGCGCTGATTCCCGGTTCTGAAATCTCCTTCTAGAGCTCCGCCTCCAGAAGTTGCGGCTGATGCGATAATATTATCAGCAGCAGAAGTACTAATTTGGTCTTTCTTCTCTACTTTTTTTATTTTTCCGGTCTTGGGGTCTTTTGAAAAAGTATACTGCTCACGTTCTGCTTTCATCTGCTTACGCAAGGCATCTTCATAATGCTCAGAAGCTATTTTTTGTGCTGCTGCAGCTTTAGCTCTAAGTCTAAGAGCCGCAACAACAGCTTCTGTGTTCTCTACAAATATGTTTTCAGCGTCAGCTACATTTCTGACTGAAATATTCAGTTGGTCGAATTCGGACTTATTGTCTTTTATCCACTGAAGTTGCTCTTTTTTCGAAGATAAGTTTTTCCACTCAGACGCTAGCTTTTTTACTCTTACGATGTTGTCACCATAGCTCCCTGAGGTTTTTTCTAGCTCCTTGTTTATATTGCTTAAAGCTTCTGTTATAGAAATTGCAGATTCTTTTCCTTTAAACATACTTCCTATCCATGATATGATTTCTTTACCATGAGAAGATAAAAGTGTCAAGCCTATAACAAGAAGGGTATTCCAGCTAAACATTGCTGCAGCCACCGATTTAATAACACTAGCTGTAGGTTTACCTTCAGCAGCCAGCTGCTTATTTTGTACGCGTAAACGCTTTATTTCGTCTATTACAATAGGTATATTGTTAGATATACCTAGGAAAAAAGTATTCATAGAAACAGCTGCAGCTGGTAACTCTCTTACTACATTGGATATAGAAACTCCAAGGCCATCCCATGATTTAGAATAGTTTCCAACAGAAAGTTTATGGTTGCCTGTAGCTTCTTGAAGCTTTATCATCTGCTGATATATAGCATTAGTTTCTGCAACAAGAGCTTTTCCTGCCTCAGTAGCGCTACGCTGCGTTCCAGACATAGCATTAAGCTTTATCTTATTCAACTCATACTGTGCAGCAAGAGCATTATATGACCCTTCAGCAGAAGTATTCAATTGAGCCTGTAATCTAGCAATAGTGTTAGCTTCTTTGGCTTGTAGATTATACTGAGAAGCTTGTACCCTAGTAGCACTTTGTGCAGCTTGGAGTTTATCATACGCTGCAGCTACTTCATCTACTGCAGGTTTTTCAGCTTTATGACTATTGTAAATTTCTGCTATTTTTTGTTTAAGATTCAAAAGCTTTTGCCCTTCTTCAGAACGCAAAAAGTTTAATTTCTGCTCTGCTTTCTCTACAGCAGACAGTTGTGATACATGCACTTTAAGTTGCTCATCTAAATCTGATATTTTGTTTCTGGTGCTTACAATATCAGCCAAAAGGTCTTCGCTGAATTGTTTATCATTAACTTGGTCGAGAGATTTCCACAAAGAAATCTGCTCTCTAAGTTCTGATTTAAGTCTATCATACGAATTAATCAGAGACTGAGATTGTCTCTGTTGTTCTGCTGACATCTTGTTGTAAGAAGCAGTTTGAGATTTAAGCCAAGCAATTTCCTTGCCAGTGTCTGATGTTGCTATCTTAAGTTCTCTTTGAGCCCGTTCAAGCCTGTTTGCAGCTATAGCCACATCATCAAGTTGTGCTCTACTATCGGCTGTAGAAGAGTTCATAGATTTCATAGCTGCAACAATCTCTTTAGCATTTGCTCGTATAGCATTTACCATAGTCCCATAAGACTTATTGAGTTGTTCTAGCTGCCCGATTAGTATTTCTATCGAGTTATCAGGACTTATTAAGTCGCTATAACTCATTTTTCCACTGTCTGTTGTTGCCATAACTTTATAAATTATTTGCGTTGACGACTATAAGCTTTTTTCTCAGAATCTATCTGTTTTGATATGTTATCAAGCGCGCTATAAAACTGCAAAACGGTCATCTTGCGACCATCCATATTTGTTTTTTGGCTGATAATAAGGCAGGCACTCTCAAATTGCTTATCGTATCTTATTTCTACTGATTCTTTTCCTATAAAATTCTGAGGTTTATATAAGTTGAACAAGAACTTATCTATAGCATTTACTTTTTCGGCCGTGTCTTTGTCTTCTGCTATGCCTTGTAATACTAAGAGAGTTCGTTGTTTCAACTTATCATATACTTCTCTTTCTTTAGAGCTATCAAACTCAGCAGGAAAATATGCCTCTAGTTCACTTGAAAGTTTTTTTTTCAGCCAAATTAGTAAGTCTACTACGAAGCTGTGTCGGACTTTTGATAATCGAGACAATATTTCTTTCAAACCGGTATCAGATAAATCAGTTTGTTCTTTTCCGTCAATACTGTGGATAAGAGCAGCAAAAGCTAAATATTTCGGAGAAATTTTCTCAACTATCAAATGCATATTTTGACGCATATTCTGTAGTTCCTGCATAGCTCTTGCTTTGTCTCCTGATTTAATTATTTTCGCAAGGTCTACTATGTGCTTATCTACAGAATCCAGGTCAGAGCCAACTCCAGAGTCTATAAGCACATACTTATTGTATTTTTGAAAATTACGAATAGGCATCTCATCTATGCTATCGTATAATTTTATCTCTTTTCCTTGTAAATATATAGTCTTCATATCATAAGTCGTGTTATTGGTGTACTAAACATTGGTATAAGCAATAATCCTGTTTCTCTTGCAAAAATTGCCAAAACAGTACTTATAACCACAGAAATCCAAAAGCTTATGCATAAATCGCATTCTAACATTTCTGCCAAAAGACGACAAAATTTTAGGTCTTTTTGCAAACATAAATCTCGAAATTTATACCTGATTTCTGTCTTTCCAAGTATAAGGATGATAAATGCTGAAAAGCATGCTACAAGAGCTATTTGATAAATCGTTGGCATAATTCTCTAGTTGTAATTTCGAATTCAAATCTCATGCCAGAATACGGATGCATAAAAAATTGCTTATCTATGCTTTGAATATCTTGGCCTTTATACGTATAATTGTTATATATCTTTTCTATAGAATATCCTTTGTAGATATTTTCAAACCTTTCATATATTGCACTTATAGAAAAAGTTCCTTTTTGCTTTATTATTCCAGGAGTAGTGAGAACTCTGGTTATCTGGTCTTTGATTTCCTCTGAGTATACCGCTTTAGAATCTGCAAAAATAGTATTTAGATTAAGCCAAAAAACTATTGCACCAGAAAAAGTAAATTGCGGAGTAGATTGGACCACTTGCGTAATTATCTGCGGGTCGTATACGTCGAACCAACAAAAGTTACCAAAATTATCATTAGGAAGCAAAGATGCGTATTCTGAATTTCCCACATACGCAGCTGGATATATGAATTTATCGCCTCCTTCTTTATGCTCTACGAGTTTATAAGCCTTTCCAAAAGCAAAATTTAGCCAATTAAGCTTTGTTTTAAGAGTCTGCTGCATATCCTGTATTACTTTATCAAGCAATACAGGATTTTGCTTCTCTACGACTTTTATATTTCTTTCAATCATTTGCTATATAATTTTTAAGTTTTTGTGACAAAGATGGGCGTATATACTCTCTCAACAAGCGGTTAAAATTTTCATTTGAAAGCCTAAAAATAGTTTTTCCGTATCTGTCTAGCAAATATTTGGATTTATCATCACTAGATGTTACATAGAAGCCATCTTCGTCAAATTCTACGTGCAAAGATTTATAAAAATCTCCAGAATCTTTCAAAGTAACCCTATTCGTCGGTTGCCCTTTTCTTATTTTCCTTTTTACAGTACTGGCGGCATAGGGTAAATAGCTTGCTATCTCTATTCCACGTCCTTCTATTCCGTGGTCATATAGCTGGTCTTGTATAATCATCTCTATTATAACGTCCTCGTTTCTCAAGATTTCATTCTTGAGTTCATCTGTGAGTATAGACTTAAATTTTCTAAGCCGATACATGAGATTTCTTATAGAGGCGTTAAAATATGTTGCCATTACACAGTTCTGTATTTAATTCCATGATTATTACAAGGTAAGCATACTCTGTCTATACCTTCGAGACTGAGAGATGTTGCTGATAAAGCTAATTCCAGTTGATAGCTCAGACCTGATTTTTTCATAGACGAAGAATCTCCGTCAAGTTCATAAAGAATATCTACTCTTGAGGCATTTATAGAATGTCTGTTTGTTCTAACGTTAGGATTATAAGCAAATTCTCTTAACATATCCACCGCTACTTGCTTTGCTATAAGGTCCGCAAATATCATCCTCTGCTCTATAAAAAAGTCTGTCTCATCACATAAAACAGAGATGTCTAGGTTTAAACCGAAATTTGTATCATACAGATACTGGTTGTTACCAATATCCCATAATTCTGGAATCGATTTAACTTTGTTAAAGTCTAAGTTGAAATCATTGCTAAAAGCGGTGGATGTTCTAGGTACAAGCTCCTCGTTTACATAAAAAGGATGCACCTCTAAATATTTAGACCAAGCTTTCCATGAAGAATATTCGTTTCTTGAGCATTCTTGACAAGGCTTTTTTGACCAGTCTTTATCTTTTTTTATAGCTTGGCTTTCTTCTGGAAGTTCAGACTGAGCATAGCATATAAACCAGCTTCCTCCACTGTCTATAGAATCAGACTTATATGGGAGATAACAATCTTTCAAATTTAGCCATTCTATAGTATTTTCTTTAAATTTGATTATAGTGCTTGCATATATAGGCTGTGTATTACTTGAGTGAAATATGTATATATTATAAGTTCCAGGCTTCGTAAATTGTAAACCTATGCGGTTTATTTTCACGGTAACTCCTTGTGACCTAACAGGAACTAATTCAAAACCAACAAGATTATTTCTGTTAGGAATCTTATCGGTTATTCTGCCTGTTCCATCAAACAAGGTTTTGTTTTCACAAAGCTGTTTATGTGTACCCTTTATTATTTTCTCATTCACAAATCTCATTAAGATTTTCTGAATGCTCGATACGGTTTTTTCCCTAACCCACTCAGAAAACACGTTAGTTTCTGTCCAAAATTCTGCATTTGACAAGCTTTCAGCTCTGTTACCCTTGTTACTTCTGTACAATTTCCCAGTAGAGTCAGAAACTATTTGTCCTTTTGCGTAAAGCTTATCAGAGTCATAGAGCGGATAAGAAATATTAGAGAAATCAGGAGATACGCATGCTAAGTTCTGAAGAGTAAGCAGAGGATGTGTTTGTTGGAAATAAATGCCTGATTCTGATAAAGTGAGCTCTTCAGACAACATGATGTCTGAAGTATCGTAACTCTGTTTCCACCCAACTAGGTTAAGAAACTTCTCTTGTATATCGTTTATCCGTAACATATATTCTCTGTTTTTTTTGTTTATGATAAAAAAAGGAAGGGCGAGGGCATAAACCCTGCCCTTCCTACCGGACCTAGGAATAACAACGAAGAAATTTATGGAGTTGCAGTTACCTGCTGAACAGGAAGACCATAAGCTGCTCCGGTAGAATTGATATTGAACGAAAGAATAGGGCTAGCGTTAGCGGCAACCTTACTGTTGTATGCAGTAACAAACGCTACATCTACTGAAAATCCGTAGTGTTCTTTGCGCGTACGAGTCATATCAGCAGTAGCTGCTTCTCCGATAGTCTTGTAATCTCCTACTGAATCGTAGAAGTAAGTACCTACAGGCATATTCAAAACCGGCAAATTAGCAATTCCCCACTCGTGACCGTCTCCAGAAACAGTTCCAAGCAAACAGTCGCGTTCAAATCGAGTAAGCATACCGACACTTCCAGATGCGACCGCATAGCCTTGAGCGTACTTTCCTGTAGCTTTGGCCAAGTTGTTTGTAAAATGGAGAGTCTTATCACCCCATTCATTTCTCTTGTTCTCGATATTGTAAAGGTCTTTCTGAGCAAGCTTGCGAACCAAAGATTCTACACCTGCGTCACCTACAATAGAAAGAGGTCCAAAGAAATCATTAGCACCCATGATGACGTTGAGGTCACCCAGGATATTCTCTCGCTCAGTCCATTTTGCATTGATGACATTTCCGGTTTTGTCATAAAGCAGATTATTGTTGATAACCTGAGTTTTTGCAGCAGCAAGAGCAGCAAGAGCAGCTTGGTCAAGAGTTTGAGCAAATTTGTAGATATACTTAAGCATCTTTGCTTCAAAGTCTTTTTGAATCTTAATCTCGTTGTTCATGTACATTGCCGGAGCAATTGTGAAACCCCAAGAATAAGTTGCAAAAGTAATTTGAACCATCTTAGAAGTATTCTCGCTATCAGCGATTGTTACGTCACGAGTATTACCGATGGTGATTCCACCGTCGTAGTCGATAACAGGAGTTTCAAGCGTCGAGCCAATAGACATCCTCGCTTTCTCTTTAATGTCATCTGTCAAAATGCCAGAAGGGTCATTAGACTGTTCCATAAAGCAGTCAAGAGCGCCATACCGGCTAGGACGAATCTCGAACTTATCCACGTTCGAATTAGCCCTAATGTTCTGGATTCTTGTTAAAACCAATCCCATAATAAATTATTTTTAAGTGATTATTTATTAAGCCAGGCGCATTACCCTTTTACTTCTGGCAAGTTATATACTATCTGATAGGTAACTCTGAAACTTTATTCTCCTCTCTGAGTTGCATGGATTGCTGAGCAAACTCAGCAGAATCTCTTGTTAATCCATTGGAAATAAGATAGTCCTCAATAGCTTTATCCGCTTGAATCTGATTCTTTACGCAAGAAAGGTCTATGTTGCCACCAAGCTGATTGTTTCTAGGTTCGCTTGGAGGTTCTGTACCTCCACCTTGTCGTTTTCTCGTCATGTCCAAAGAATCTTTCACCAGTTCGTTTTGGAGCAAAAGTTCTTTCAACGTGTACGGATTGAGATTGTTACCCGGGTTGTTGATAATATTCCCGTCTGAACCTCTCAACACAAGAGTTTTTCCTCCCTTTCCGTCGTCTATGAAATCAGGAGTGCCTTTAGAAAGAATTTGATTCTTTGCAGCCTCAAGTAATACAGCTTTAACATTTTCAGTTATACCTGTTTTAAATTTGAGCTCTGAACACGCTGTATTAAAGGCATAATCAACGTGTATATTCTTGATAGAGCTTTCAAATTTCTCTTTTGCTTCTTTAAACTCTGTTTCTTTCTGGGCCACTTTAGTTTGCAGTTGAGAAACTTGTGCTTTTGCATCTTTCAGCTGTTGCTTAATGACTTCATCGCCTGAATTTTCAGCAAGCTTTTGCTTAAGAGTTTCTACCTCTTTTTTAGCATTAGCTAGGTTAGCTTGAATCGTGGCAGATGCAGAAATCTGATTTTTGTAGTCAGCTAGAACCCTTTTTGCATAGTCATAGCTTTTCTCACCATCGTTCTTTTTCAAGCCGGTGATAGCAAAAATGTCAGAATCATACTGACCATGCAAAGCTCCAATCTTTGTACCTATCACCGTGTTTTCGTCATTCTTAGACATTTCAGCGATTGCTCCTAGTTGAGCGTCAGTGAGCCCATTAAGAGAAGCATTTTGCTTTAGCATTTCGACTGTAAGCATGTTATACCTCCTTTTCTAGTAAAGTTTCAGCTTCGCCGTATGGGTCGTGCAACACTTGAATAACAGAATATCCTAGACGGACATAGTTTTCTTTGAACAACTGGAACTCACCGTGGGTGAAAAGCTGTTTATATGGTGTTGACTCCTCTTTTCCGGTCTTAGGATTGAATCTTCGACCTTTTACAAGCAAAAGATGCACAAACTCCTCAGTTCCTTCTTCTGGAGTATAAGCCTCAGATGCTTTTTCCTCACTCACAGTAGCAGTTTCGTCTTCTTGAGCAAGTTCGATTTGTTCTTCGAGGTCTACAATATCCTCTACTACTTTGTCAAGCTTTTCTTGAGCTTTTTCTGTCCACTTCTCCGGCAAAGATGCTTTTGCAGCTACCAGTTTTTCCTTTTCTGCGCTAAGCTTTTCAAGCTCAGTTTGCAATTGTTGTTTACTCTTCTTCATTGATGTAGTCCATTAATTTTGAAAATATGATGTTTATTTTTTTATCCATGCTAAGATTAGAGCCGAACGCTAAAATATTTGCATTCTCTCGTTCAAATCGGGATATATAATTGCTAAAGTTGATTTTAAGCTTAAGCTTTTTTCCATCTATCAGTTCTAAATCTTTTAGAGAGTGTAATTCTTCCAAAGTACGATGTGGATAAGGTTCTAGCTGCTTAAGTATAAGCATTCTCTGTAAAACCTGTGGGTCATTTCTGTACTCGACTTCTAGAATTTGCTGAGATATGGAGTCGAGCTCTGACTCTGAAGCTCCATTGCTTTTAGCAACTTTATATTTATCATAGAGTTCTTTTATGGTGAACACGTAAAACTCTGTTCCCCAGTTTACAGAAGAAGATATGAAATCGTCTCCGTATCGTAATCTGCAAATGGTGTCTTCTACAAACTTTTGAGCTTGCTCAAAATTAGTTTTAAGAGCGTTTAAAACAGACGTTTTACTCTCAAAGTTTGCTGCCACCTGTGATTCATTAATCGCTTCTTTTTCGCTTACGTTGCCTCCGGAACCAACAACAGATGTTATAATATCATTTCTGAGACGTACACACTCTTTGACGTTATAATCAAGTGAATCTCTATCTACAGTGGTAATCTGTACAGGATTACGCATATCAGATATTCCTTCTGATTGATTCGGTATAGGAACTTCTAGAAAAGAACCTGGCCCAGCTATACGTCTTTCACTACAAACGGGACATCTCTCAACAGAACCTGTGGAAAGCATCTTGTATTCACCTTTCTCGTTACGTAGGAATCCGCCGTCACAGTAATCTCCTGTTTCGTTATTCTCAAAGCTGCAATCAGCTTCATACGCACTATATATAGGATAAGGAGCATATAAATCTAAATGCTGCTTAGATATAGCAAAAAATAGATACCAGTCAAGGTTTGAAAGCTCCTTTGTTATGGGGTTTTTCCTAAGCTCTTTAGTCTTACTATTCAACATAGTTGACCAAAAAAACTTAGCTGGACAGTACCCAAGGTCATGAGAATTTTCAGATACTAAGCTTCGTATTTCTTTCTTATTATCTAATTGGTATACTCTAATAAAGCAATCATCAAAAACAGCTATAGTGTTATTAGGCTGTTTAAATATAATCCACTCTAAAGACGTTCCACAAGGTGTAAGCGAATAGTCTATAACATCTTCTATCTCAAGCCAATAAAAATATGGTTCTGGCCTTTGTCCTTTTTGTTCAACTGGTAAGTCTACAACTAGAATAGAATTAGGAGAAATTTGCATTTCTCTCCAACCACTGGTCTTCCATATTTCAGGTTCATTCAAGTTCGATATTTTATATCCTGCCCAGTCTTCAGCTAATTCAGAAGAACTAAACTGATATGAGCATGAACTGTTTCTGCTAGTAAATACTCTTTCTAGTTCTCTATAAACATCTTCTACTACAGCTGGAGTAGGAAGTGGAAATTTAAAAAGACTAATGAAGATGTTATATTTATCTTTTGGTAAAAGAGTTTTTACCCAATCAAGAAAAATAGTAGCTGGCAGACCTATATCAGATACAGAAATATTCGTCTCAGTATGAAACCTGAGACGTTTCTGTAGAAACACAGCTTTTTTTATAAGCTGTTGTTTATTTGGTTTCTTCAGAAATTGCTTTATTTGATTTAAGTCTAATGCCATTTTTTACATCATAGAAATATTCACTGTCTTCGTCTATCTTCCAACCTCCGCTGAAAAAGTCACCCATGCCAAGCAAGCGCTCAGCGTGGTCAATGCTGAATGCTTGCTTTTCACCGTACGGTGTGACTAGATATACGGTTTTAGTTTTTGTTTGCATGGGCTTACTACCTATTGAGATGTGTTATAAATAGAAAAAAATCAGCCTTTACGTGGACTTCACGTTTACCAAGTCCGTCAGCGGATTGTAGTCCAAAGAGTCTGGCTTGACAATTTTTAGGTCATCAGACCAATTGGGCAAGAAACTCCAGCTGATAGAGTTGCTGTCTGGTTCCTCATACCCGCCAAACTTTTTATCACCTACGAAGAAACTACGAATAGGAATAGGGAAAAAGTTTGCTCCGGTGGAATCAGCCAAAGCTGCAATATTACCATTTTCGTCGATGAGATATACGCCGATAGTTTCACAGCTATAGTTCTTCAACGTCTTAATAGTAGACTGCAATTCTTGGTAAATAATTCCTGTGAACTTAGTAGCTTCACGGCCAATGGTAATCTCAACTCCACCTATAGTCTGGTTGCCTCCACCGAACGTGCGAGCTTCGCCAGGTTCTGTAGTAGGATTCTGAATATAGGGCGAAATGATAATTTTCGAGCCGTCATTTGCAGCAGCAAGAGCAGCCATTTTAGCTTTAGCGGCTAAATCTGCTTTTGCAATTTTATTTTTTGTGCCAGCGGTTTTATAAATACGCTGGATGATAACTTTCTGAATCTGCCCCAAGCTCTCCTTGCAATCCTGAATGTCAAGGTCTGAGAGATGTGCTCCTACAGGGCATCCACAATTCAATCCCATAATTTATATGCTTTTTATACGTTTGACATTGCAATCGGCTTGCGTCCCTTAGCGAGCTTGTTGCGTTTATAATTTCAATATTATAATGCAAATATACTAAATAATTCAGAAACTTAAAAATTTATTATGTTAAAAATATTTAAATGTTTTTATTTAATTAGCCATTACGCATTTTAATCTTATGATTTCTATTTTTGCGAGAATGCATCTCATATACGCCTGTAAGACAATCTGGAGCGTCATCATGCTGTTGTTTCTTCTTATTGTCTTTCCTATAAGACATTAGTGCAGAGTGGAATTTCGGCCACTTTTTCTCCCAGCCTTCAGGAAACAATATATCATTCATACAACAACCAGAGTTGGAATATATCCTAGAAACCTTATTAGAGGTTTGCGTAAAAGATGAAACAGTTATTCTAAAATTCCTAAACACTACTCGTAAAATACGCTTAATATTGCGAGCAAAGCTTCGTCCTCCATTATTTGACTCGATTAAAGCCACAGTGGTTTGGTTTCGAGTAAGCATGTCTGATGTTTGAGTTTCTGTCTTTTCCATAGGAGCGTCTGTAAACAATACGTCTGTAACATATACGTACTCAGGAGTATCTATAAAACAGATGGAACACAAGTGGTCTGCTCCAGTATCTGCTGTATCTGTATAGTTCCACTTGTGTACAGCATTATGACCAATAGGAAGCATTTCCCTAGTGTATGTTCTGAAACCATCAGCGTACATGAGGCCTTCTCTTGGAGTAGGGTCTTGCATATATTGGGTATCAAAAACCAAAGGGTTTATCTCTCTCATCTTATGGAGCTCTTCGAGAGTATGTTTCATAGGCCATAAAGCATATTCTTCTCCAGCTTCATTATTCTGTATAGCCGGCAAGGATAAAACTGTCCACTCTTCAGGCTCAACTTCTTGTAAATAACCACACAAATCATGTTCGTGTAGTCTTTGCATTATGATGATAATAGGAGTATTTCGAGAGTTGGTTCTGTTACGAATGGTATTCTCGAATCGGAGGTTTATGCGCTCACGTATAATGTCTGAGTCTGCATCTTCTGGCTTCATAGGGTCATCTATAAGTATTGCTCCTTGAAAGACGTTTTCCTTGGCTCCTATGATGTCTAACATCTCGTTAAGGCCGTCATCAAATGTAAGGTTATCTGCAGTATTAGCTCCAAGCTTTTCATAAGGGTCTATCTCATCCACGTTACCTGCTCCAAAACCTGTTACCTGTCCTTGAGTAGAAACAGCATATAATTCTCCACCAGCTTTAGTTTTCCACCTTTTAGCAGAAGCTTTATCAGACTCTAATGCAGACTTAGGAAAAAGCTGTTTATACAGGTCTTCCTTCATAATGGACCGTATAGTATCAGAATTATCATTTACCAGCATGTCTGAATAAGATAGATGCAAAAATCGGCACTTAGGGTTAAGAGCAAAACACCAGCTTATAAACGACTTAATAGCTGTTTCTGTTTTGCCATAACGAGGTGGCATATTTATAATGAGCCTCTTACATTTACCGTCTACTACATCCTGCAGAGATTGGAATATCTTCTTATGGTGTTCTGCAACTATGAAAGTTCTTTTATATTGGACTTTAAACATAGCTTTCGTATACTTCTCGAAAGATGTAAGCGTTTCAAGCCTTAGTAATTCCAGAGGATTTACTGACGCAGGTTTTAGAGTTGCGGCCTCCATCAAGGAATTCTGCATCTGTGACAACGTTCTTTTCGGCGGTTTGGCTTTTATGTATTTATCTTCTAGCATGGTGAACAAGACTTTTTCTTATATAATATGTGTACGTACACGCACGCATATACGCGCACGTGAGAGAAGAGAACAATTCTACCACTTGTCTAAAGCTTCTATCTCTTTTTTAGTCAAAGTAAATACGTCTCTTTGCCCAAAGGGATAAGAAAATTCCCATTGGTTTTCTGAAATTTTACGCTCACACAACACAAGAGTTTTCTCATACTTAAGTAAATCCCCTTTGTGTACTATATCTAGTTTACTTTTGTTCAATTTCTTTCTTTTCATATCATTTCAATAATGTGTCTCTAATAACTATATAGGCTTCTCTCGATACTGGAACATTAGGTATTATGCCTGTTGCTTGTTGCGTTTGTTCTGGCAAATCGAGCAGCATACCTGTCTTTCCAAATACTCTGTCCCATAAACGCTCAACTGTATCTATATTACCTAATTTGGCATCGTCTATGAGCCGTTTTATGACAGTTTTTACAGCTATTGGTACTTTTTTATTCTTATAAATAGCATTGAGTTGGTTCTCGTTAGCTGTAAGAAGACAAGCCAGAAGATTAGCCGTATCATTCTTCGTAAGCTGTAAATTGAGATTTATATTGAGGCCTGTGAGAAGTTTTACAACCTCTGGCTTAGTTGTACCCTGCGTTGCGAGTATATTTTTTGCAATATCAGAAGCCATAGATATAGTTGGAGCGTTGTGTGATATAGCCACATTGTTTCCAATCTCTATAGCTTCTTCTGCTGAAATATATTGATTTTCTTCTTCTAATTTCTGTAATGCATCATCGGTGGATTTCCTTACCTTCTCTTTGTATTCAGAAACAGCTTTTTTTGCAATCTGAGATTCTTTATTTATACGCATGTTATATTGCACACGAGCTAAAGCCCCTGCGGTTTTCTTATCGTATATATCTTTAGCTTTTTCTTCTACTATACTTTGCCTTTCATTCTCACCGTCTGTTCCAAGAAAATGAGAACTGTCAGGCAATAGTTCGTTTATAGATTCAGCTATTTGCTCTTTATTTTTTTGCATAGTGTGTACTTTTTAAAAATTAAAACAAATCATCGTCTGCATGAATTTGCTGCTCTTTCTCTAAAAGTTCTGCAGCAGCTCTGAGTATATCTGGGTCAAGAAACTTTTTAAATTTTGAGCCATAAGATGTAAGATTTATTTCGTCAAGAAACTTTTTTGCATTAAAGTTATTATCCGTTTCTGATGCTGGAATCATATTTATTGTATGCGAGTGCAAATCTATATAAGATTTTACTGATACCAGTTGTTGTTTTATACTATAAAGCTCTTTTGAAAAAGCTGTATCTTCTTCTCTTAAAACTGATACTTTTTCAGAAATAAACGATATGATTTCATAAATGTTCATTCTTTGTAACTGCTTTGAGCGATACGGTAAAGGCTTTTTAAGAATCATATATCGTAAGTCTCTTAAGCAATAAGTCAATTGTTCTACCAAGCTTAGTTTGTAAGTTGGTAGATTGCTATTTTTGAGACTGTTTAGACTTTTTAAACAGCTTGCCAAAATGCCGATTTGCATGTTAAGAGATGAAGCTTTTTTCATTATTTTCTTTATTTGCAAAAGTACTAAAAACATTTTATATATAAAAATTCTACCTGTTAATTTTTGTGAAAGTTCCAGAAAATGAATTTTACATATTTTACTTAACTAACTTTTACTATAAAAAGCTCTGGAAATTTTTAAAATTTTCCTGAACCTATGA